CGTCCAGCGCCTCGGCGGTGGACATCCTGACGACGGCACTGAATGCTTACGGCAAGGGCGCGGACGAGGCGGGGCACGTTTCGGACGTGCTGCTGACGACGCAGAACCTGGGCAAAACCAGCGTTGACGAGCTGGCGGGCAGCATGGGCCTAGTCATACCGCTGGCAGCTGCCTACAACGTGAGCATGGAGAACCTGTCCAGCGGGTTGGCCATCATGACGGCAAACGGTATTGCCACGGCGGAGGCATCGACCTATACAAAGTCGATGCTGAACGAGTTGGGCGACACCGGCTCGAGCGTGGGCAAAATCTTGAAGCAGCAGACCGGCAAGAGCTTTGCCGAGCTGAACGCTGACGGCAAGAGCCTGGGCGATGTGCTGCAGGTGCTGTACGACAGCGTGGGCGGCAACGCCACAGAGTTTGCGGGCCTGTGGAGCAGCGTAGAGGCCGGTACGGGCGCATTGTCGCTGGCAAGCTCCGGCGCGGACAAGTTCAACGGTGTGCTGCAGCAGATGCAGGCCGACAGCGGCGCGACACAGACGGCCTATGACACGATGACCGACACGATGGCCTACAAGCTGGACGGCGTGAAGACCAACGCCCAGAACCTGGGCACGGCGCTGTTTGATGCCGTGAGCGGGCGGCTGGGCGAGGGCGTGGCGCTGGCGGGCGGCTATCTGCAGACGCTGTCCGAGAGCGTGCAGCAGAACGGCATTGCGGGGCTGGCGCAGGGTCTGGCGGCGGTATTTACCGACCTGACAACCAACATCGGGCCGCAGCTTTTGCAGACTGGTATTGATCTTCTGGGCAAGCTGGGCGAGGGCCTTGTGACCGGCATCCCCCAGCTTTTGGCGCAGGCCCTGCCGGTTGTGGCGAACCTTGCCAGCGGCTTGCGTGAGAACGCGGGGCAGCTGGTGGATGCGGGCATCCAGTTCATTTTGAATCTGGCAACCGGACTGATGAACGGACTGCCGACGATAATCACGTATCTGCCGGGCATTGTGTCGGACATTGCGGGCATCATCAACGACAACGCACCGAAGCTGCTGGTGGCGGGCGTGCAGCTGATTATTACGCTGGCCGCCGGACTGCTCAACGCGATCCCTGCGCTGCTGGCAAATTCAGTGCAGATCGTACAGGCGGTTGTGGATGTGTGGACCGCCTTC